CGGCGACGCCGGTTGGCACCTGGACCGTCAGGGTATGGGCGCTCGCCACCCCCACGATGCCCTTCAACACCGTGTACAGCCCGACGGTCGCCACCGGGTTGAACGTCCCCGTGATCTCCACCGGGAACCCCGGCATGCCCGGGATGCTGTTGTGCGCGCCCTCGGTGAAGCCCGTGACCTCGATCTCGTCGTACTCGTCCGGGATGTCGATCGACTCAATGTCGTCCGACACGTCCTGCGGGCTCAGCCCGCTGTCGTCGATGAAGATCGTGCAGTGCTGCCCTTTTAGCTTGGCCATGGTTGCTCTCCTCGGCTTTGGCTTAGTTGTTCGCCAGCACGACCGTCAGCTTGAGGTCGTTGCCGGCGCTGCCCGTCCGGGTCGCCAGGGCCCGGCGGAACTCATTCAGGGTGGCGGTCGAAGTCAGGCGCTCGCTTCCGCGGGCGCTGCCATTCAGCACGAAGGTCAGGTAGTCCACCCAGGGGCCCCCGGTCGTGGCCGAATGCTGGATCTTCACCACGTAGGTGTCGCTGGCCGCCGGCGTCAGGATCTCCAGGTAGGCGGTGCCCCCGTCGGTGTCGGCTGCCCCGTTGTCCACTTCGTCAAAGCCGGTGGTGGTCGTGATGGTCGTGTGCGCCTGCACCACGCCCAGGTCCGGCTTCTTGCCCCGGCTCAGCACGTTCCAGGCAGCCGTCACGTAGTCCGCCACCGCCGCCTTCACCACGTAGCTGAACTGGTCGGCCTCGCAGGCCAGGGCCGGGTCGCCGATCGCCACCGCCACGTTCTGGCCGAAAAGCGCCAGGAACTGCTCGGCGCCTTGCACGCCCACGTCCTTCAGGATCTCGTGGCTGGAGGCGAGCGCCGGGTCGAAGAAGCTCTCGGCGTTCGCCATGAATTTTGGCAGTGCCGGCCCGCTGTTGTGGGCCCCGTCCTGGAAGGCCGTCAGGTCGATGTCGTCATACTCGATGGTCGCATCCATGCTCCGGCTGCGGCCGCTCAGATCGTAGCCGGCATACAGCAGCGCCAGGTGCTGGCCCTTGAGCTTAGCCATCCTCGTCCTCCTCGTTCTCCGGCTCGGTCACCGCTGGCGCCTTCGGTTTGCCCAGCACGCCCGCGGCGATCAGCCGCTTGAGATCCCCGGCCGCCACCTGGCCCTCCGCCAGGGTGTCGCCCGGCTCCCAGCGCCGGCCGACCGGGTCCTTCGCGGTCGGCACGTTGAAGCCCACCAACACCGGGTAGCTTTTCCCCGCCATCACACCACCTCCTGGATCCGCAGCGCCAGCTCGCCGTAGTGGCAGAGCACGTCGCTGAACTGGCGCAAATCGATCACCGGGATCTGCACCGGCCCGTCCGAGGCGAACCGCCCGGAGGCGCCCTGCGCCAGGTCGTTGTCGTGCAGCGCGGTCGCCGCCTCCAGGGCCTGCTTGGCCGACAGGATCAGCGCCTCGAAGGTCTTCTGCGTGCCGGTGGCGTCGTTCTCCCCCAAGATGCCCCGGATGCGCACGCGGTAGGTCAGCTGCTCGACCTCGTCCCCGGAAATCCCGAAGCCGATCATCTCGCTGTCCACCCCCTCCAGGGCGATGGTCCAGCCCCGGAATTGGTCGACGCTGCTGATGGTCGCCTTGAACAGGGCGAGCAGCGTCTCCCAGTCGTCGGCGAAGCGTTCGTAGTCGTATACCTGGCCGATATTCGTTACGGTGTTCATGGCCGCCAGGATCTTGGCCCGCGCTCCGGTCGTCCCGTCCCAGTGGTAGGCCATCGCTCACCGCAGCGCCGCGAAGCGCCTCACGGCCCGCACCGGCACCTGGTCCATCACCCGCTGCAATCTCCGCTCGCCGCCCTCGTCCCAAGCTCGCTGGAACATATGGGCGCCGGTGTTCGCCCTACCCCGGCTCGTCCCCCGGCCAATGGCCCGGGCGATCAGGAAGGCAGCCGACCGGCTCTCCGGCCCGGCCGCGATGCCCAGCCTGCGGATAGCCCATAGCTCGATCGGGCCCTGCGGCGGCCAGCGCCCGGCCCGCCGGCCGAACTCCACGAAGTTGGCGTAGAGCTGCGTCGATGCTCCGCCGATGCCCGGCTGGTCGCCGGCCTCGATCAGGCCTTCGAGTCCCAGCTCGGCGGAGCCGCTCAGGTGGAAGCCGATGGATCCCCGCAACGTGCCGAAGGCGACGGCCGTGCGGGCGGCCACCATAGGGGTGAGCAGCGCCCCCGCCTCCTCGAAGCCGGCCCGGGCCTCCTGGTTCAGAATGGGCCGCATCTCCGGGAAGAGCTGCGCCAGGCGCACCGCCTCGCTCAGGTCGACCGTGTAGTCGATCACCGGGTGCGCCTCGTGTGGAACAGGAAGCCCTCCCCATGGGGCGGCTCCAGATCCAGGTCCAGCCCAAAGGCGCTGGGCGGCACCGGCTGGTCCTTGCCGATCCCCAGCAGGCGCTCATACTCCGCCCGGAAATCCTTGGCCAGGCTGCGATAGATGTCCGCCTGGCTGCGCCGGTCAGCCACGTCGGCGGTCATGGTCGAGGCGCGCTTCTGGCCGTAGGCTGTCGCCAGGCGCAGGCAGCTCTCGCTGGCGGCCTGGTAGCAAATCGCCTCGAAGTGCTCCTGTGGGGTATCGATGAACGGGTCGGCCGCCTCGCTCCAGACATAGGGCCGGTCGACCGTCATACGCACGCTCTCGGTGGTCGCCGGCCGGTGGGCCGGGAAGCGCAGCCAGGTCCCGTCGACCGACAGGAAGATCTCCCAATCGTCCTGCTCCAGCACCTGGGGCGTCTCGTCCGAGAGCGGGTCGGCGGCCGGGTATTCCACGCTCAGCGGAGATCCCAGCTCCTCCTCCCAGCCCGGGGTCGTGACAGTCACTTCCAGGATCCCCTGGCTGGCCGTGCCGAAGGCAGTCCATGTCGAGCCGTCGAAGGTCGAAACGTCGTTGGTCGGGCTGCCGCTCTGCTTCACGCCCAGATTGACCTCGCCGGTCCCGCTGGCGTAGGTGTAGCCGCTCGAGCCCAGTACGGCGTGGTAGTCGCCGGCCGGCAGGCTCAACGGGTTGGCCAGGGCGAAACGCACCTTGCCGTCCGTGTGCGCCGGCGCCCCGCCCACGTCGTCGATGTCCACCGCGGTGGCGGTGCCGATCAGGGCCGAAGGCAGGTCGGCGCTGTCCGAATAGATCTCCCCGGTCACGGTGCCGGCGACAGTCGTCCCGATCCGCCGCAGCAGGAAGGCGAACTCCCGCAGCTCCATGCGCCGGTCCAGCGCGAACTGGATCGCCAGTTTGCTGGCCGCCCCGGTGCTCTTGAGGTCGATGGTGGCATCCTTCAGGCTCTCCGCGACGTTGACCACCCGGCCGTACATCAGGTAGTAGCCGCTGGCGTCGCCGGCGAACTCGATCACCTTCTGCCGGGGCAGATCCAGCTGGTAGAGGCGGACCGCCTCCCGGATCGCTAGGTCCCGGTCGGCGCTCGGCAGGTCGCTGTCGACGATCTGCGCGGTGAGCAGCGAGTCCAGGCGGGCGTTGAAAGTGGAGAGCTTGGTCAGGGTCGCCATGGTCAGTCGTAGGCGATGTCGGCCGTGGGCGAGGTGCCGGTGAATGCGACGAAGACACCCACCCCGAATGGGATGCCATCCTTCGGAGCGTAGCGGTCATTGCCGTTGGCGATGGCCGCCAGTCTGGCGAGGATCGCCCCGCTGGCGGCGGTATTGTCGTAGACCGTGGCGGTGGCCGCGTCGGCCCCGGCCGCCAGGTGCACCTCATGCAGGATCCCGGGCCCGGTCTTCACGATGCCGGCGCTGGTCTTGTGGCTGGACGTATGCGATCCCATCTCGCGCTCCTCTCACGTGGTTGCGGCCGGGGCCCGGGTCAGCCGTTCTCCCAGACCCCGGCCGCTTGCTCCGTCAAAGCCGGCCCCCTGGCCGGCGCCGTTATCAGCCCTGCGCCTTGCGGATGCTGTCCAGGGTGCGGGCCCCGATGCCCTTGATGCCCAGCAGGTTCTCGTCCGGGGCAGCTCGCACTGCCTTCATGCTGGCGTAGCCGCCCTCGATCAATGTCCGCCCGATCTTCTCGCCAAAGGCCTCCAGCACTTCCGCCTTCATCGCTTCCACCAGGTCGGCCGGCAGATCGGCGCCCGGATCCGGCGCCTTCGCTTCCGTGGACGCGCCCGGTTCGGGGTCCGCCGGCGGTGGGGTTAGGCGGGGCTCCTCGGCCAGCTCGGCCTTGGTCAATGGCGCCGGCGCCCTCGGAGCTTGCAGCGCCTCTTCCGCCTTGCGGATCGCCACCACCAGCTTCGATCGTCCCTTGCGGCCGCTGATGTGGGCGCCCAGCTCGGCCGCGCGCGCCTCCAGCCGCTCGAGCGGCCAGTCCTCCATGCGCTTCGGCAGCTTGCCGTCGGCCCGGTCGAGCTCCGCCACGCTGACGTCCATTTTCTTCAAGCCCTTGATGCCGTAGTCGATCATCACCACCATACGCGCCTCGCCGGTGGCGTCCTCGTAGGCCTGCGCCTTGTGCAGCCTTCCGCCCTCCGGGTCGTTGCCGCAGTAGCGGCAGACTCGTGCGATCTCGTCCCGTGTCAGCTCAGTCATTGCCGTGCTCCTCGCCTTCTACCGCCTGCCCCGCGTGGTGCAGGTGGTGCTCCAACGTCCGCGGTTCCCGTCCCACGTACTGCTGCAGATCGGCGCCCGGGTCGTGCAGCTCCAGGATCTCGTCCAGGTAGTCCAGCTCGGTCAGGTACTCGACCGGCTCGGGCAGCTCCATCCGCTTCGGGTATTCAAATCGGCCCACCTTCCCCTGCTCGTCCATCGGGGCGGCCTGGGAGGGTGGGCCGAACTCGCTGCGGTAGGCGTTCAGGATGCGGGTCAGATCGTGCACCGGGTGGCGGAACCGCTTCCGGCCGCCGATCCCGTAGTCCACTGTCACCCGCAGCTCGCCGTTCTGTTCCTGATAGGCCACGATCGGGTGCTCCCCGATCTCGTTCTTTGCCCACCAGGCCAGGGCGGCCGCCGCCTCCCGTTGTGCGGCGTCCAGCGCCAGGCTCATGGCCTATTCGTCGACGAAGCCCCACAGGGCGATCTGGCCGGTCCAGCTTGGCGAGGTGCCGCCGCTCAGGTTCAGGTCGATCTCGATCACGCTGCCGGCCGCGATACTCGCCGGCGTGGTCAGTGTCTGGAGCGCGTTGGTCGCCAGATCGAGCGCCGTCGCCCCGGTGATGTCCGAGCCGTCGTCCTGCACGTCGATGGTCTGGACGCTCGGCGCTCCAGAGTCCGCCCCGAAACTCGAGACGGCCGTCAGCTGCACATTGTCGGGCACGTACACGCCCTTCGCCCCGTTGCCGTTGCCGATGGCCGCGAAGTCGAAGACCGCGATGCAAATCCGTCGTTCTTTCATGCTGGCGTTCTCCTTGTGCGCTGTTCAGGTGGGGGAGGGGCGGTGATTAGGTTCTTCACCTATGCCTGCCCCTCCCCCATCAGCTTTGGGTGTCTTAGACGTTGCTCTTGTGCAGCGGCCGGAAGTCGGCGACCGGCGCGGCGTCGTAGGTGGCGTCGAAGCGGTGCCCGAACATTCGCACCTTGTAGCGCAAGGTGTCGTTGCTGAAGAAGGCCCCCGCCCGCTCGTCCTCGGCACTGAACAGCTCCGGCGTGCGGCGCCCCCGCAGCCAGATCAGGTAGATCGCCGGGTACACGGCCGGGTCGCCCACCAGCGCCCAGTCGGCGGTGTCGGTCCAGGTCGGCACGACCACGACCTCGAACTTCCCTTGCAGGGTGTTCTTGGTCTGCATCTCGCCGCCGGTGGTGGCCCCGCCACTCTCGCCCGGGACCAACTCGCTCATGCGGATCTCCTCCGCCTGGGCTTCCAGGTCGGCCGGGACCAGCAGGTACTTCGGGGCGATGTTCAACCGGCGCCCCGCGCCCAACGGCTGGTCGGTCTGCTTGCGCATGGCCGTCCGGGCCGCGATGAAGTTGGCGTAGCTCAGGGCGGCGGTCAGCAGGTTGGAGTGCCCGCCGGCCGAACCCAGGGCGGTGGCATTGAACAGCGCACCGGCGTCGGTCATGACCGGGCCGGCGTTGCTGTTCACGGTGAAGACCGCCGACACCAGGTCGGAGATCTCGTTGTACCAAGCGTTCGCCATCCGGCTGGGGATCGAGCGGAGCACGCTGAGCTTGTCCTTCAGGAAGGTCTCCAGCGTCACTCCGACGAACCCACCGCGCTTCTGGAAGATCGACACTTCCTCTTCGTCTTCCCAGTCCATCTCCGGATAGGTGTCGCCTTCGCTCAGGTTGCTCAGGCTGTTCATCCCGAAGATGCGCACCAAGGTGGCGTTGTCCAGGGTGTCGACGTCCTCCTGGCGGACGATCGGCTCCCACCAGCGCTCCCGCACGCTGTAATCGGCGGCGAGCAGCAGGTTGACCGCGTCCTTCACGATCGAGGCCACGGTGGCGGTCGAGATGTTCGCTTCCAGCATGCGCTGGTTGCGGATCACCCCGTCGATGGCGGCGTCCTGCCCGCCCATCACTTCCAGGTACCACTGGCTCAGCCGGATCGGCGCGTCCAGGGGCGGAGTGCCCGCCTCGATGTAGCGCTTGACGCTCTCGCTGAACCGGGTCGCCCGGTAGTACTCCTGGCCGTCCTTGTTCTTGGCCTGGCTCACCAGCTCGTGGAAGCGGGTGTGCCCGGCGACGATCTCCAGGAAGGCCAGGCCCAGATTGTCTGCCATGGCCAGCGGGCTTATGCTGATC